CCTTTCATCTGGTACGGGAAAGCCCCCGAGGCTGGTCCTCGAGGGCTTGATGCGGGTCCCCTGGCGGATTACCAGGGGACGTAGGTGGCCGAAACGGGAACGATCCACCCGTGCCCGCTGCGGATTGTTGAGTATCCCTTGATGCTCAGCGATCCGTTGGATCTGATCCGCAGATAGGCGTAGGTCGGGTCAAAATCTGCGCCACCGCCCGTTACGGTAGGACCGATAAACTGCTCCTGCGATGGCCTGAATTTCGCGGGTATCGTGAGCAGATCATCATGATCCCCTCCCGCCGATATCAGGACTCCTGAGATCTGCACGACGCCGGCGCGCATACAGATCCGTGGGTTATGGCCAGCGCCTACTCCCCACCCGGACGACACGACGAGAGACTCCCACGGGTATGTCTTCCCGCCGATTTCTGTCCAAGCCCGGCCATTCCACGCCTGTAGACTGCCCTGATCCTGCCTGTACACGAATGCCGGATCACTGTCTGTCATCCGCACGCCTGCACCTTGCAGGGCGGCGATGTACTGCGCGGCAGCCGTCTCGGATGCCACCGTCTTGATAGACGGAATCGACAGGGAGAGCGCCGTCAAATCGGCGCGTTGCGCAGGATCCGTAGGCGATGGCACGCGGTGCCCGCGCTGATCGATGTAGCTCATGCATTCTCCTCCTGCATATATTCCAGGCGGAGACTCAGCGAGTCCCCGCCTTGCCTAACGCCCCCGTAGGCTGCCCCTACAAGCGCGATCCCCATTCCCGGGGCCTTCATGGATTCAGCCAGACGCATGACGTCAACCTCGATGAGGTCTGCCCCGACTTGCACGGGAGCGCTGACTGTCGGCCCTACAGTGCCCGGCCCAGCATCTGTGTATGTTGCTGCCCCCACCTGCACCGACCAGGGGACCGCAGACGGCGCCGGTCTGAGGGTCAGTACCGCTGATCGGACGTCTATGCGACCAAGGGCTTCTATCTGTCGGCCAAAAAGCGCCAGGCCGCGTAACGCTCGGCCCGCTGGGGATCTTCCTTGCCATGCGCCCCCGCCGCCGTAGCGAGTCCATGCCGTGCCGTCCCACGTTCCCACCCACTGTGCGGGGATAACCGCCTCACGAGCTGACTGCGGCGGGGAAGCGGGCGGCACCCATTCGAGCAGTGGCGTCTCCGGCTTCGGCGCAGGACCTAGCGCATGAATCGGACGGCCCGTGTCCTGGTCGATGAGGACGTGCGCTGTCTCGACGCCCGCCCAGTTCACAGCGGTGGCCGGCACTTGGACGGGCGGACCCCCGAAAAGACTCACCACGACTGAGCGACCGCCGTCATCGAGGCGTACTACGCGCCCGATCGCTGTAGCTGACCTGTCTGAGCCGTATCGTGGCGGCAGATCATCAGGAGCCGTCGAAAGCAGATCCATCACACGGCTCACTGCGAGACCTCCAACTCCGTCTTTTGCACGCCCCTGTACGTCAAAGGCATTTCGTACGCGGCGACAAGGCCCCACAGCGTTTTCGGCTGCGCGGCCTCTACCGGCTGCGTGGAGACCTCTACATGCGCATCCAGGTGGATTCTTGGATCCGGGGTGTGCTCGACGGGTACTTTGACCTTCTTACGGGTTGCGTCAGCCAGCATCGCCTCCGCTGCATTTTTGGCTTGCACCGCCGATGTGATCAGCGGGGATGAGAAAAAGCGCGGCACGACGCCGTACGGGCCGTCAACGCGCATCGGCCCCGTCAGTTGATCTGCGACCTCCTGAAATGACGGTGCCCCCTCATCTGACGTTTCCTGGCCGCGCGCCACAACTCTGTTGTAAATCTTGTCCCGGCTGACTGAGGACGCCACTCCCACGACCGTGCCTGCTTCTCCGTCTGTGAGGCGTAGCTGCGGGCGCGAGGTTGGGTCAGCCACCGGCGGGGACAGGTACAGAATGCCGTCCCCGCCTTCGCGTACAGAGGCTGGCCACGCTCGCGCGATCTCGTAGATCGCATCGATACGCGACTCGCCCCACGTCATTGATGGGCACGGATAGTCCCTCAGCGCAGGGTCGATGATGAGGCCCATCCGGGAGCCGACAAGTCGACGCAGCTCAGACGCGAGCGTCCCCGCCGGGTCAGGAGCCATCGGCTCGGTGAGCCGGTCCTCCTCCAGTCGTTGGAGGAGGCTCTTGCCTGTGACCCTCACGGTCGATGGGCCTGGCTCCACCGCCGTGATGAGGAAGCACCCGATGGGGATCGTCCACCAGTCCCCGCTGAGCACCGAACTGACCGTCAGAGACACATGCAGAACCTGTCCGTAACAGGCAAGTGGGTGCCGCGGATCGGTCGGGTCCCAATCCCGCCAATCCTCGTTTTCCACTGCCCCTACACGCGGCACAGTGAGCGAGAGCGAGCCCTGAACCTGCTGACTCGCGTCCCACGCGACAGACCCGTCCTCGACGGGCACTGACCCCAGAAACTCTGTACCAAGCCACGACTCTACGGTTGCTTCCATCGCGTATGCCGACGTCAAGACATCGTCTGGAATACGCGCACCCGCGTCGGCAATCACGCTCACGGTTCCTCCTGCCACAGTGTCCGGTCGAACGCTTCCCACGACCACCGTCGAGCATCAAGCCCATTCCATGTGAGCGCCCGGGCGTCGAAGTCTGCCCATGTTGACAGTGCTAGTTGCGTGTTTGGCTGCGGCAGGCCGACGATTGTGCCCTTGATCGCCCACGTCCGCTCAGCCACATCAAGGCGCGGCGCACGCTCCATTGACACTGACGTCACGGCCATGACCGTGACCAGATCCACGTCGCACACGCCCGCGCGGCACTGCACACAGTGCGCCGGGTTATGAAACAAAGCAACGGGCGTCGGCGTACCCAAGAGGAGCCTCATCGCGGGAGTATCCCGCAGGTTCGTGCGCGCCGTGAGCGAGACCGTGCCCGCGCCCATTGCGGGCGCGTACACCACCAGCGGGGTTGATCTGCCGGGCACCTCGTGCTCCGTGATTCGCGGCTTGAGCTCGCGCTGGTCTGTGCCCTGCCATAGCAGGTTCACAGCCTTCCCGCCCGCCGTATCAGTCATAAGTGACAGCCCATCCCATGACCGCCGCACTGGATCCGACTCGACGAACACCCCCGCTGACGTCGTCAACCTATATCGAATGTTCACATTGATGGGGGCCAACGGGTCTCCGATCACCCGCTGGACCCCTCCTCCGGTCCACGCCCCCCCGCGCGGCGTCCACGTGAAACCGGTTTCCGTTACGCCCTCGACATGGCAGACCGCTCCCAGCGGTGCCAGCCTTGCTGGAATGATGACCTGTACTCGTGGAGCCCTGCCGCCATCTACGACAGCTACCGGCCCCTCCGTCATACGCAGCTCTGCCTCAACCTCGCGAGATGCTGACACCCCGCGAGCGCCTACCCACTCGTGGGTGAGTGCTCGGCGGCTGTATCCGATGCGGCGCTGTGGGGTGTCGCCGTCGAAGAACTCGGCGGCGGCGGTGATCGCCTCGGCCACGGTCGGTGCGGCGACGATCATGACGTCGTCGAGGTGAACCCATCCCGGGAGCGAACCAGCCTCGGCGTCGGAGACCGTCCGGACTCCGAACCTGATACGGCATGCCTTAGCGCCCGCTGGTGCGATAAATGCCCAAGTGGGGCGCGTCCCCTCTGCACTGGAGGCCAGCAGTGAGGGGACTGTAGCTACGCTCGTTTTTCCGCCGATCGTCCACTCTGGCTCTACAGCCACTGCGATGCCCGGACTTGTACGAAGGAGGGCAGACACCGCGAGCGCCTGCCCTCCTTCCACCTGCACGAATCCTGGAGTCGCCACCTGGCCCTGGAGGCGGTTAGGGATGTCTACCGCTAGATACCCCGGAGACTGCCTTGTGTGGTCGCCCCAGTGGCCTTGGTCTGTCCCGGCTCTGATCGTTGATGGGAGGTAGTTTGCCCATCCCCGTGTGCCGTAGGCAAAGCTTGGGTTTGGACATATGTTTGTCCTAGCCACTTAGCGACTCCTCCCGATCAACTGTTTACGGTGTGCGAGTACTCCGACGGCGACCGTCTCGACATGGGCGCGGAAAGCGCTCCCGTCATCGAGGATCAGGTTCACCTGCGCGCCCTCGAGCGAGACACCAGAGGCCGCGCCACTGGCCGCGAGCGCACTCACGTCTGCCCACTGGCGGGCGGTGAGGATCGCCTCCCGCGCGCCCGTCTGATTGACCGCAGCGGTCACACCCTGCGGCAGCCAGCCGCCCCGGTCGTACTTCCTGGCCCCGCCGTAACGGCCAACAGTCGGTGATCCCCAGATCCCGATCTTGCGGGCACTCAACCCGGGTTTAGGTTCTTCAACCATTTGGCCGCCGCCCGCGTTGATCGCGATGTGGTACGCGGGGTTTCCCCAGTAGAGGAGGTCCCCGGGTGCTGCCTGAGACCATGGGATTGGCGTGGACCCTGCCTGGTATCCTGCGGCCGTGAGGCGCGGCCAGCCTAGGCCGAGCTGCTGCGCGGCCCAGTACACGAGGCCGGAGCAATCCAGCCCGGGAGGGATAGAGCTGCCGCCCCACACGTATGGGACGCCCATCTGGACGGCCTTCATTGCGGCTCCGACGAGGCCCGCGCCGCCGGCCGCACCTGACTCTTCGACCTTGCCGGTGAAGAAGTTCTTGATCGCGTCGAACCACATCGCGGGAGCTGCGTAGATGACCTGCTCCCAGAAGTCACCGTTGTTCGGCGTGAGTAGTTTCTTCGCCGGTTCGATGATGAGGTTAACGACTGCGCCCGCCGGGTCAGACACGATGTCTGCGACGGCTTCGGTGGTTTCCTTGACCCAGTCTGTCGCGCTCTTGAACGAGCGTCCGACGGCGTTCCACACGCCGCCGTCTGCGAACGCGACCTCGCCTCGACGCCGACCTGTCTCGCCCACTGTCGCGAGGCCGGAGCCTCGCGATGCGTTGACCCTGTCGAGCCACGGCTTACCGCCGAGCGCCCGCAGCGCGTCCGGGCGGATGATGCCCTCGCCGCCAGACAGGCGCAGGGCGCCGCCGCCGTCCGGACTATAGAAGTGATAGATGTCCTTGCCTGGCGAATAGCCAGGCGTCATTGTGCTAAAAATGCCACCCGTCGCATACCCCGGGATAGGGTTGACTGTCGGCAGGCGCGTCGAGAGCCCGACCTTTTCCGCAATCGTATCGAATGCAGATTTAATTCCGTCCCTGTATACGGTGTTAATAACGAAATTAATAGGTTTGGCTGCTGCTCCCTTTACTGCGTCAAATACCGTTTCGACTGACGTTTTGAATGTTTCAAAGGCCGTCTTAACTGAATCAATCGCGTTCTTCAACGCTGGAAACACAGTGTCCGTAATTGTTGATGAAGCAGATGAAACCGCTCCCGAAATATTGTCCCAAACTGGCTTGATGACATTGTCGTAAAGCCACGAGAATACTGGGCCAAGCGTGCCGGAAATGTAGGACCAAATTGCAGTGAATATCGGCGAAAGAAGATTCCACGCTCCCTGTATGGTCGCACAAATTCCATTCCATACCACTGTGATTGTGGTCCACAGGCCCTCGAAGGCCAGGCCGATAGTGCCCGAAATGACCGTCACGAGCAGGTCGAAAAGCGGGTACAAGACGTTGTCCCAGACAGCGAGGATGAACGTTGATACGTTCGTCCAGACCGGCTCGACGACGTCCTGCCAGAAGGACCACAATGCTGGCATGAGCGTGTCGCGGAAGAAGGCCGCGAGTTCCTGCATGGCCGGGTAGATCACGGCCCAAGCTGATTGGACTGCCGACGCGAAGCCCTCCCACAGCGGCTTTACCACGTTCTCCCAGAGGGTCTGTAGGACAGGCCAGATGACCCGGGAGATGATGGTCCACAGGGCCATGAGGGTTGGCCGGATGATTGCGGTCCATGCGAGGGCGAGGCCCGAGCCGATCCCCTCAAACAGGGGCTGCAGTACGGTCGCCCAGAAGTTTTGGAGGCCCGGCCACAGCGTGCCGCTGATCCAGCTCCACGCTGCCTCAAGGGACGGCTTAATCTTGTCCGTCCACGCCGTGTAGGCGATCTCCCCTACCGCGAGTAGCGCTTCCCTCAGCGTGAAGAAAAAGTCAACGAGCGCCGAGTCCTCCTCAAGGCCGAACAGATTGCCGTCGTAGTCGCCGGTGGTGAGGATTCCCCACGCCGACTCGATAGACGGCACGAGGGTGTTTTCCGTGTAGTCGACGAAAGCATCGATCACGGGCGTGACGTTGCTTGTCCAGAAATCAGCAATACCCGCACCCATCGAGTTAATGGCGTTCGCCACGTCCTCATTCGTGTTGTACAGGTAGATCAGCCCGGCGACGAGCGCACCGATAGCCACGACCACAAGACCGATCGGGTTCGCAGCCATTGCCGCGTTGAGCCCATCCTGCACGAGCGTCGTGTTCTTGATCCACTCGATCACGGTCGTGAGTACGGAGAAGCCCCAGTACGCTGCGACGGCGACCCCGACCCCCTCACCGAGGGCAACGAGTAGATCCTTGTGCTCCTTGATCCACCCGAAGGCGTCCGCGAATACGTCGGAGAGCCAGCCCATGAAGTCAGTGATCGTGGGCTTCATGTAATCGATCAGGTCTTTAACGCCGCCCATAATGGTGGCCTGGAGGTTTCCGGCGGCGTTCTCGATACGGCTTGTGTCGCGAGCCGCGTTCGCCGCGACCTCATCGAAGCCCAAGCTCAGGAGCGCTTCGTTGAATTCTTCGGCGCTGATCTGGCCTTGAGCCATTGCATCGCGGAAATTGCCTGTGTAGGCACCCGCGTCGAGCAGGGCCTTCTGAATCTTGCCACTGGCACCAGGAATCGCGTTCGCGATCTGGTTCCAATCTTGTGTGGCAAGTTTTCCGGCGCCGTTGACCTGCACGAGCGCCAGGCCAACCTGCTTGTAGGTCTCAGCAGATCCACCAGCGACGGCGTTGAGGTTGCCCGCCGCTTCGGCGAGCTTGTCGAAGTCCTTGACGTTATTCGCCGCGAGCTGCGACGTGATCCCCTGAATGTCCGAGAGATCATAGACGGTCTCGTCCGCGTATTTCTGCGCGGCCGCGCCCAGCTCCT